TGTCACTATAAATGAACAGCTTGCGTGCTTCGCCAACGTCCTCGCCACCGGCGCGCACAAAGAATGGAGGATATATGGCGGGAGCTGTGAAGGCCCCCATGTCGACCGAGAACGTACCATCGCCCGTATCTTTTCGGACCTTGTCCTCAGTCGTTACGACAATGTCGTTCAGGGTTCCAGGAACTGGGCTCCAGTTAATCCCTGCAATGACGTTGCCCGCCAGTGGTGTGTCGGTATAGAGCTCGGCGCCATTCTCCTTAGTGATGACTTCGCCATCTATGTCCACGCCATCCACGTAGCCAAAGTGTCCAGGCCCCAGCTTGCTTGGGTTCCTTGAGCCACTAAAGCCCTGCAGCCCAATGGGCAGCGTGATTGCGGGACCTCTGAATGTCATCGCTAGTAAACATTGATCAAAATTTGATCAAGCCTTTATGGGCCACCAATTATGAGGCCGGACTCAGTACGAAGCAGATCCAACCTACCATTGCTCGCTGCAGACTGACGCGGGAAGATCATACCTGTGTACGATCCACCAATCTTAGTCAGTCGGCGTCTATTCTCTTTCAGCATAGCAGCCAGCCCGGTACGAGCACTCAGCGCTATTGCGTTTGATCTGTCATCATTCTTATCCAGCAGCAGATAGGTCAGAGCCATGTCGCTCAGCAAATGGCGCCATTGCAATGGAACTATTGGGGTGCTCGATGTGCTGTCTGTCAGGTCACTCACTGCCGGTCGATAGCCATACTCTACCCGCATAGATTCCCCATTCGTCAGACCGCCATGTGAAAACCTAACAGTTGAGTCAGACTCCAGGCTGAATGCACTGGGGACGCCTGCCATCAGATTGACCAACGGATACTGGTCATCCATCCGCTCAGGCGTGATGCCGACAATCTTGGAGATGCCCCGATATCCAGTCATGGGGCTCATAAGGCTGTTGACCGCCGCATCGAGTGAGTACGAAGTCTTCATCAGCTTATACGCGGCGGCGGAATTTGTCTGGCCGGTGAAGGGACTGTCGAGGGTTGCAGCCGTGGCGCCAGCAGTATGAGTAGCTATCGTAAAGACCTCGGGATGATTAACCACCCTGAGCTTATAGCCAGCCACGCTGTCCGCGATAGCGGCGCCAAATGTAACTGCCGTATCGTTCTGCGTGACGGCGATGCTCCCTTCACGCATAGGAACAAGGGTGAGGATGCCTCTAGCGCGCATCCACCACCAGTCGTCGACGTACTCAGGGAGGAACTCAGACGCACCAGAGCACAGAGTTCGATAGACTCTGTTGAGATATCTGATGACTTGATCGTTGTAGGGAGAGGATGTAGGGCTCTCTGAACCCCTTTGAAGGACATCCTCCTTCAACGCCTTAGTATTCTCAAATGGCATAGCAACCGCCTTAGCGGCGTTTGCCGCTGCTCATCTGCTTTGCAACTGGCGGCGTATCGCGCCGCGCGAGATGGCCCTTCGGCAGCTTGGTCTGCGTACCGCCGAAGCCGTTGCTCGTCCTAAATGGGATCTTTTCCTCAAATTCATAGCCAGACGTCTCAGTGACGTCGTGGTTACTATTCGGAGGCTGAGGATTGCCCGCGCGTCCTGCCACGGCTCACCACCCTTGTTGGCGTTTCATCGCGGAGCGGGAGGCCGACCTCGGCGCGGCAGGCATTGCCTAGCTTGGCAACCGCCTCATTGACCCATTCCGGCAGGTCCTCGGCGAGGCACTCGTCGCCGTTATCATACCAGAAGCGGCCATCCCGCACATAGATCGAGCCATCCCTCCCCATGAGGAGGATATAGGGGGAGACCGATGTGATCTCTCCCGTTTCCTTGGAGGTCCTGTGTACCTGGAGATCGAATGGCATTACGCACTCGCGATCAGTTTGGAGTTATTGCTCGGATGTTCCCAGGCGGGTCGACTACCCAATCTGAGAATGGCGGTGCCGTTCGTGGTCCCACCGTCAGTGGAAATCACGATCTCCTCACCGGGCGAGATCGTGACCGGATCGAACTCCTTGTAGTAGACATTCGGAGCCGCTGCGGCATTCGGAATGGTCAGAGTGCCGATAGTCACGGCACCTGTGCCAGATCCAGGCGTCGGCCGACGAGTGACGGTCAGGACAGTGTCTGCCGTATCGAAGGTCGTTACGACCTGCGCCGTTAGGTCGGTGACCTTGAACGGCTGAAGACCTGCATAGGCCACGGCCACAACCGCAGCCGTCCCCAGTGCAATATCGGCATCCGTAGCTGCCGCGCCCGCAAGAAGAAGCGGGACATCTCTCTGATGGTCGTACATTTCTACTCCTTATCAGCCACTGGTCACGTGGACGATCTTGGCCTCACCGGCGTTGCCAGTGTCCCAGATCGGCTCGAATGCCAGAATGCCATACCACGCAACCGCACGCGAGCGACCAAAGTCACCCGGAATGGCAGCCCTCAGCTCAGGGGTCATCGCCTCGGCGATAGCAACACCTTCGTCGCCGAACACAACACCTTCGCCAAGCACCGAGCCGGTTCCGATCTTTCCGAAGGCGCGAGCATGGTTGGTCTCGATGAACCGAATGCTTTCGATCCGGCCAACCTCGCCGTTGAACTTCGCCTGGGGATCAGTGTACTTGTGCCACTCTTCCCAGTTGTCGTCGCGCTTGATGCCACGCAGTCCGAGAGTGCGGACAATAGCCAGGTAGTCACCACCCTCAAGCGGGGGAACCTGGAGAGTGTCGAACATATAATCTCGGATGTTCTCGATATGAAGGAACGACCAGTTCACGGTGGACGCGCCGGAAGGCGTGCCGTTCGTCGTAAAGGTGGTGGTGTTGGCGTCTGTGAAGACCGCCTTGATCAGCGTTTCTTTAAACGCCGTAGCGGCCATAGTGTCCAGAACCAGCCGCATCTGCTCGCGGAGCTTCCGCTGGATGGGATTCTCCAAGTCGTACTTGGACAGGTCCAGTGAAAGGCTGGTGTAGGGGATGGCGCGACCAAGCTCCTTCACCGTGATCGAGCGGGTCGACAGGTTGAACTCGTCTTCCGGGATGCGGAGCTGTTCGTCCAGCTCGGCACTGACCGGCTCAGTGACGTTCTTCACCCGAGTCAGTGTAACCGACTCACCCATTTTGCGACCATAGCCCTGAACGGTGCTAACATGGTCCATGCAGACGCTGTTCTCGACGGCGGCCTCGAAGAGTTCGCTTGAGAGGGCGAAATTCTTATAGGTGCCCGTCGGTGCGTCGAAAGTCCAGGAAAAACTCATCTCAAATCCTCAAGCTGCCTGACCCTTGCGCCTTGCCTCTCGGCGAGCCCGCAGGATATCTCCAAGCGTCACGACGGTTGGCTCTTCTCGAGGTTGCGGCCGAGGCTGCGGCGGATCGTTCCCCTCAACACGGGCCTTTCGACCCGAACCTTTTTTGGAATACCGCATAATGTTTTCCCGCGTCAAGTCGGCCAGCTTATTCATGGCCTCGGCAACGGGGACATTCGCGAGGTCATTCAAATTGGCCGTCAACGTGGCTTGGACAAGGAAGTGATCGTTCTTCAGGTCCTTGTGCGCTTTATAGAAGTCATCCCAGAACCGCGTCTGGCCACGCTCCTGTTGATACTTGGAGGTTAGGTCTCTAGTGACCTCCGCCTTCACAATATTGCCGTACTTCTTCAAGGCGCCCTTGGGATCAGCGTACAGCTCCGTCTCCCAGTCGATTGCATCGAAGGGATCAGCGGCAGGAGTTGGTTGGGCCGGCTGTACTGGCGGGATCGATCGACGCAACGCAGCGTTTTCAGCCTCAAGTCGCGCCATTCTCTCATTAATGGCCGCAAGGGGATCTGGCCTCGGTGGAGCTGGCGGATTTAGACCCTGATCTTCCTCCTCCTCGTCATCGTCGAGATGGAGTTCTTCATCCCATTCGCCTTCCTGGCCGGGTCCACCTTGCAGGACTGCGGCGTCTGGATTGGGACGATTGCGGGGGCGGTACGGTCTTGGCATTACTTCAGTTCCTTCTCTCTTGCTGTGAAGCCGCGGCGCTGTCGGTTCTCCAGCTCATTGACAATGTTATCGATACAAGCAAGCTCGCCGACAAAGCCAACTAGCTTATCGTGATCCAGCGTATTGCTGCGATAACTAGCGATCATCTTGCTAACAGTCAGCACGGCCTGCTGCTGCAAGAAATCTGCAAAAAGTCCATGGATCACACCTGCAGTGTGGCCGTCCTCCATGTCCTTCAAATTCTTCTCGGTCATGCGAACTCCCTCTGATTGTCCATGAGCATACCACTGGGGAGCCATAACTCTCCACCAGGGCGCATCTTTCTCATACGCTCCAGAAGTAACGCATTGATCTCCATCTGAACCCAAAACGCCTTCTCGTAGAACTCGGCTCTCTTGACCACGTTCTCGGTAGGGATTTGACGGCGATGGTGATTGAACCAAACGGCCAGATCGGCCATGCGGGTCTCCAGCGTTTGACCGCCAGAGACCTTTTGATTGTGCTTCAGCGCTTCGATGAGGCTGCGTTCATCGGCTGCGGACATTAGCAATAGTTCCCGCTTTTGGGTTGCTTGTTGCGGTTGTTGGCGTCTGCGCTGGGGCTATACACCTTGTTGTACATATGACGCCCAAGGCTGTTCGTAGCACCGCGACCCAGGTCCTTGCCACCGTCAGTGGACTTAGGACCCTTGCCAGAACCTTCCAGCTTCGCCTTCTTGTCGAACATCCGGTTCTGGTTCTGCGTAGTAATGTGTAGGTTCTTCATACTCCGCTCGTCCTACTCTTGCGTTTCTTGTCAGCTTTGCGCTGCTCGCTCAGACCAATGGCCACCGCCTGCTTTTTGCTGGTAACCACAGGACCTTTCTTCGAGCCGCTATGCAGAGAGCCAGAGTTGTACTCTCGCATGACCTTGGCCACCTTTTTCGTGCCCTTTTTGGGTCCGTATTTCACAATGCCACACTCCTTACATATTGGGCATTCCCGTGGCCGGGTTCGCCTGCTGTTGAATAGTTGCGGTCATCGGGGAACCTCCGGTTCCTGGTCCGCTGGCTACGCCAGCCGCCTGACCCTCCGAATTCTTAGGACCGCCCTGGAGCATCTGATTTGTGGCGTTCGTCCTAGCCAGCTCCTGAGACATCTGCTTGATCTCTTCAGGTGACTTCTTGAAATCCTCGCTGTTGAGGTTCAACGTTCTGAAGAACTGGGCTATGATTTTTCGCGGACTATATTCCATCATGAAGCTCTGCTTCAGCATAGGATCGATGGCCATAGCCTGCAGGAGGGCCATCATCTTCTGGAAGTCCAAAGCCTTGGTCATCGCCGAGCTGATGCCATTGACTTTAAACTGTGCGCGCCCCGCAAACATTGCATAGCGCTCCGGAGCCGCAGCCCTCACGATCATAAGAGCAACGCGCTTGTCGAACGGATTACTAAATGCCTTGTCCGGTATTGTGTCGGCGTTCTGCAGGATGGTCAAGAACGACAGGCGCAACACCCGAGTTATGACCTCGGTCTCCAGGTCCTGAATGATGCCATCCAGCATCATGTTCTGACTCTGGCTGTTCTGAAGAAACGCAACGGCCGGCGTCTTGCTGCTAATCGGAGGCATTGCGCCAGGGCTGGTATCATTCGTCATGGCCGCTTCGTCGAACTCCCTATTCAGGAGGTCGTACATAGCCAGTGCTTCCTTCGGGATGTCAGCTTCCGTGACAGTTTCCAGGACCTTCGCATTGTGAGGCAGCGTTTGCTTGACAACCAGAGTCGCGCCCTGCGGGATGCCATTTGCCACCTGCCCCGGATCTTCCAAATCTTCCAATCGCAACTGACGGACGCCCCACACCGAGGCCATCCCGCCATCGACAATTAGATTGAACACCTCGTTGATGGCCAGATTAAGATCGCTGGCATGGTCGAATACTGCTTTATGCCATACCGAGTGAGGCACTCTCAGTAACGGCGCCACAACGAACGGGCTTTCCTGATGCCAGAAAGGGTTCGGCTCAGGCGCCCTGATAAGAAATTTGCCGTTAGCAACAGCAGCAACAATGTTACGATGCGCAACAGAGCCATCATTATTAAGCATCGTTCCCCAAAACTCGTCAATGACCACGCGTCTCCGGAAACTGGGGGTGACTGTTTCTTCCTGGTTCCTATCAGTCTCGCTAAGCTTCTCATCGTCCGGCCTCGGATAGTCAGTAGACAGGAGCTGATTTACGATCTGTCTGTCATATATCCCTGCTTCGACTCCATCGAGGATTTGGAAAAGATCTCTTTCCACACGATGAATCTCATACATCCCGTTCCCTGTTGGATCAGGATAATAGTCCTCAGGTCGCACCAGATCGATACGCAGATGCCACTCTCGGATCTCTTCAACCGTTGGCTCGTCCTCACCCTCATCGAATGTGTACTGTCGACGGATCATATCTCCGCCATGCACCTTAAAGATGAATAGGTTCTTGTGCAGAGCCTGCTTCGTACCGTCGCTTACGACGGTCGGAAAGTTCTGCGGCGTGTTTCCAGGTCCCCACAAATCGAATAGGAAAGCTTTGAGGATTTCCCTAAGCTGTTCGCCGCTTATCTTGTCCGTCAGGTCACTATCGGGTGTAATAGTGAAGAAATCGCCAAACTGAATCATGCCACGCTTAACTATTGCGGCCAGTTTCTCAGTCGCAACGGGCACCTTAGGCAGCATTTCCCGAGATTGCCCAGGCTGCTTATGACTAAAGTCCTGCTTACCTAGGAATGTATCCCAGTTTCGATCCATCTGCGAGATACGCAGATTTCGAGCCTGTTCTGCCTCGTCTTTGCAATTCAATATGTAGGTGATTACCGAGATTTCCCCGGCGCCCACAGGTTGATCATTCTCAGGAGATGGACCTGCGCCAGATGCGATGGGATTTTCAGTTTTTCCAGCCATAACTAGGTCCCGGAATTGAAATCTTCTGTT